AACTCATTTGCTGCCTGCAATTCACCTTGCAAAGCGCCGCTACTACCTCTCATAAAGTTGCCCAGCATTTGTGTTTCCGCAGCTGAACTGCTAAGTGCTGGATTGATCTGATTAGCCAAAATACTGCCAAAAGCATTTAAATTAGCCAGTGCTTCATTTTGTTGTGCATTAAAGTCAGCCGCACCCTGCATCGCAGCTGCCTGCGCATCTCTTACTATTTGTGGGGCAGAGCCAGTAATAGCGGGAGCCATGCCTGTGTTTTTCATGCCATCGAAAATTGCTGCAAGCCTTGTCGCTTCATCAGACATAGCCGGGTCAAAGTTTTTTCTGTCCAACATGCCGCGACTTGTGTCTTGTGCGCCCTGTGCCTCTTTGTAGAAGCCCTCTTGTCTTTGGCCCTCTCGCCCTATAGCGCCTGTCCTGGCTCTTGAAGCTTTTTTAGCGGCTTGTTGTTGTCTGTAAATGCCTGCGCCTTGCGCAATCGCACCTAACGCTAATGCTGGATTACACATTATCCTATCACCCTTATGCTGGAGCCTGAGAACGGAGACTGTACGCCTCTAGTTGAAAAACGACTTGGTTGGGCCAACGCTGTTCCTAAATCTGATGGCCCTGCTGTGTTAACTGGCATGACATTCGCTTGTGTGCCTGGACCTACCTTTTCAAATCCCTCAAAAAACGTCATATCGTCTTTTTTGCCAGGAGTTTTAAGCTTTTCAAGTTGCGACCCAAAATCAAAATCTTGTATCGCTTTTGTTTGCTTATCGATCTCTGCAACAGTTGACGCACCGCCAGCAAGGCCACTTAACTGATCGCCCAGTGATTTTTGTTTTTTTGCAACATCGTCTTTTTTAAGTTGTGAATAGGCGGCAGCCGCTTTGTCAATTTTGTTTTGCTCGACTGACTTTTGTGCGTCTAACGCAGATAACGCCGCATCAACCTCGCCTTGTGTCAAAAGACCCCTTTGCTTAAATCCCTGATAGATGCCGCGTACAGAATCGTCGTAGGCTGATTGCAGTCCAGTAGATGCAGCGTCCCTAAAAGCAGCCTCTAAATCTGCATAGTACTCATCGTTAAAACCGCCAAAAGCGTTTGCTAAAGCTTGTTGCTGGGCTTGTAAGGCTGATGCCCTGCCTGCCCGAGCATTTGCCAAATCCTGTTTTAATCTTTCAGCAGCCTCTAACGCAGCCCTCATTTCGCTTTGTCCGTCATCCTCGCTGGCTGTCGCTAGCTCGAACGCCATGTTAGAGGAGCCAGGATATCCACGGTTTGCATTAGTGTCGTCACCGGGAGTAGGTGTGTAATCACCCATAGATGAGAAAAAGTCTTGAAGCGTGAATCCCATTATTCTACCACCTTAGATGCCTTGCTTGTTGAAAAAAGCCCTGTGTCGTATCGATTTCGGCCACGCCGTTCTAAGTCTGCTTGTGTTGCAATGCCTGCTGTTACACCTTCAAAAAGCGCAAGCAATGGGTTGTAATTAGGCATTTGTGTAAGTGTTGTGGCCCTGTTCATGGCGTTCTGCGCAATCATCGCTGGGTCTGCAAGGTTTTGGTTTTGTGAGTATAAGTCGCTCTTAGCAGATTCGACAGAAGACCTAGCTCTGTTTTCAAAGTCCAGGGCTTTGTTGGCAATAGCTCTAGCGTTTGTGTCATATTGTTTTTGCAAATCGCCAAAACGCCGCGCTCTAGCAGAAGAATTTTGTAATCCGCTTCTTGTTAGCGCGAGCAATAGATCACGGCTTGCGTCCTTAAACTGATCTTCTAGCTGCGGGCTTGCATAATCTATATAGGACTGACGACGGGCATCATAAAAAGGCTGATCAAACTGCGCGAATGTTTCGTCGATTTTGTCGCGCCCTTCTCTCACACGTTGCTGACGCAACTCTTCCTGTCTTCTTTGCTCTGCTGCGCCGCCATCACCGACGCCACCACCGAAACACATTGTATTCTCCTATTCGTTAATTACGATTTTTCTTGCTTGCCATTTTGCGTTTCCCTCGTTTTTTCTTACCCACGCAAAATTTATGAAATTCTCTCCATTTCTGCCATATCCATGAAGCATAGATTCTGGTTTTAATCCTAGAAAGCCAAGCCATTCATGCACCTCTTCGTAACCCACTATTGATTGAGCCTCTACTCGATGAGTTCCAATCTTTTGTAACATCGGTATTATAACTTTTATTACATGCTTTGTCAGCGGCCTGCCTATAATTTCTATTTTGTTGGTCGCAAAAAGCCCCACATTCCACACGCCAGGTCGCATCGATGTAAGTGTTAAACAAGCTATACGTCCTTCTTCTTTCGTTCCAAAAACATAAGTCGCTGGTGATTGTGACCATGTTTTTGCTATGTAATCACATAATTCGTATCTGTCTTCTGCATGTGTCGTGCATATTATTTCTTGGTAATCACGTTCTCGCATCCTTTGTGCAACATCATAAATATCCCCAATAGTTGCATGTCCATATATCATCCAGCCTCCGTAGCATTGTAATGGATAGCTATGTTCCCTATTTTTGCTGGCCCAGGCTGGGAACAAGAAAGTTTTGGCGCTATGTGTGTGGAATAACCAGTCATAGTAACGCGACCTAGCCCATAAGTTGTTCTGTGAACTGTAGCAACAGGCTCGAGCGTCGTGATGTCTTGTGGGTCAGTGGCAACGCTAATGTCCCATTGGTTTTGACAAGTAACATCCAGGCCATGAAAGTCTTTAAATGTTGCTGCTTGTCCAGCATCTAGAAATGGCATTTGCACCTCGACAGCAGAAGAGTCGTAAGTGTTGCCATCGGCGCCGCCCAGGCTGAAAAGACTATCGCCAGCCCTGCATAGTATTTGCTTGCCGTCGTATGCCCAGTTATCGACCGTAAAACCAGGTTCATACAGTGACCATGCACTTACTCTGCTTGACGGAAAATAGCTAAACACAAAAATTTGCGAGCCTATTGCTAAAAAATACCGCCCATCACGCGGCTCGAGTATTGCCTGACTGCGCTCGCAAGCAAGCCTATTCGATGTGATTTCTGCGGCAAGCAATTCGTCAATCGGGTTTCCGATGTCGCCAACAAACGCGGCATTTGATGAATCCCTTGCTCTGAGACTTCTAATGCCCGAAAGAGACAGATAGAAAACATCGTTATCTCCAAACTCAACCACAGAATTAGGCGCAATCGTGCCAGTATTTACAACTACCTGTATTTGCTGATTAAGGTCTTCGTCTGCGTCAACAAACCAAATCTGCACAGCCTGTTCAGCAAAAACAGCAATGTTGTCAAAATAGTTAGCTATAGCCTTTAGGTCTTCAGATCCTGTCGCATTGTTTGCAAGGTTTATAAAACCCGCACCCAACGAGCCGTCATTCCATTCATCTGGCTGACTGACTGCGCTAAAATGCAGTAAAGAGTCAGACAGTGCATACATCTTGTTTTTGACTGGACGAACAAAACCGCCGGGTGTGTAGCCATTTATCGCATTACTTGTGGCCCCGCCGTCCATAAAGTTTTGACTAGTTGGGCTAAAAACTGTTGTTACATTGCCTGCCACCGAAACAACAACAGCCTGGTTGTTTGGTGTAGCACCGGGGTCGTCTGCAATTATGTTTACAAAATCGTTAAAAGCCGTCGCTTCAAAGTTAGGCGCTGACGTGAAATCATTTATTGCCGCTGCAAGCGCAGTTGCGGTTGCGGTATTGCTTGTTGCCCACTTTACTTGGCTTTGCAGTATAGAAACGCCATTTACCGTAATATCTGTTATTGCGTTGTCGACGCCGCCAGACATGTTGTTTATAGACGAAACACCGAAACCGCCTTGGGTTGTTACAGCTACTACAAATCCATTTGATCCTATTCCAACATCGACGGCTGTAATAGTGACTACATCGTTATTTGCAGAAGCTGAATAGTTTGGCGATGAGGTAAAATTATTTATAGCGTTTGCAACATTTGTGGCCGTTGTTGCGTTATTGCCAGTGTGTGCAATCGGACTCGCGGAGTCATTTATCTCCACGCCGTTTACACGAACAACACGAATATCGTCGCCAGGATTCGCAGTGCCAGCGCTAACTGTAAATGACCCTGTTGCAGCTGTGCCGCCTTGCGTTCCAGCAGTAATCTGTATTTTTGCTCTCGCACGACCGTCGAACCAGTCTGTTATTCTTACGCCATCATAGTAGTGGAATATACGTCCGTCAGAAAACTCAGCAGCTGCATAGACTCTACCATCAAAGAAATCTACAGAAAGCACCTTAGTTAAGGCATTGCCAGATGGATGCTGCAATCGAACGTAATTGATATTAGACGGTGTGCCTGCTGCAAAATTTACTGATGATGCCGCATCTGATCCAAAGACATATATCTGCCCACCAGCAGCTGCTAGCCCGAATGTATTTGTAGGTAGCGTTGCAAGCGAAACAAAAGCTTGTCGCTTTTCTATTTCACCACCTCGCGTTATGTGTGCATTTTTGAGCGTAACAAGAGTGCCAGGATTAGCCGTTACATCAAGCCTTCTGGTGTCTAATCCACCTCTAAAATCATCAACCAAAATATAAGGCATAAGCTACACCTCAGACAGAATGATTGGCCTCGAGCCTTTACCGCCATACCCACTTTCCGGCATACCTCCGCCTATTACAAAGCTGTCTGTTTTGGACAATCTCGCTTTCAGACGTGCATAATGGGCTTGCGCTTGTGCCAGTTTGTTTTGTGCATCTGCCTGTTTTTGACGGGCCAAAACCTCGCCAGCTGCATACAAAACAATCAGTTGGTCGTCTAAATCAGCTAAATCCGCTTCGGCAACAAACGCACTTAGGTTTTTTATGCCGTGTATGCGGATAGCGCCATCACCGTCGGCAGAATTTGTGTTCTTATTAGGTATAGGCCAAAATTCTATTTGATTGTTTTCGTAGGCAGCATATTTCTCGATAGGATGACTTGTAATGTTTCTATCGCTGTCATGTTGGTTGTATTCGTGCCTGCCTATGCCGTAGCCCAGTTTATCCCAAGTGTGGCCGTTTTTGTACTCAACAACCTCTACACGCTCAAACACCATATCTGCTGGCAAGTCATAGTATCGTTGACCTGTGTTGATAGTTATGTCTCGCCTTACACGCAGAAACGGCCAGGAATAATCATCCCACAACCTTCTTTGTGTACGTTGCAAAGTGTTAATTAGCACATCCCTTGTGCTCTTGCCCAAGCTTGGCTGCAATGAATGACCCACCTCCGAGCGCAAGTCCTCGATAAGCTGGCCCAGCGACGTGCCTCTTGCCATTTAACTCTCCGCTTTTTTAGCCTTTTTTGCCTTAGCTTTTGGCTTTGGCGCTGGCTTAGACTCCATTTCTTTCTTGAACAAGGGGTCTAGCAAAACGTCTTCTATCCGTGCATCCTGGAACGACTTAGGCAACTCGCCATACTGATTGAAGATTTCGATGATACGAGCATCTCCAAACATTTTTCCGAGCCTGT